ATGTTTGCCGATTTGAGTGGTGTGACTGCTGCCACCGTAAATCAGCTTCGTGAGGCAATTGCTGTTCAACAAATTTTGGAGTTGGATGCTCGTGGAGGTACGCGTTATGTCGAAGCTCTCAAGATGCGATTTGGTGTGGACGCTGGTGATTATCGGTTACAGCGTCCTGAGTATTTGGGAGGGTCTTCTCAACATATTTCGGTGAGTGCTATTGCTCAGACTACGCCGAATGCTTCCCCGACCAATATCAACGCACTTGGAAATTTGGCTGCTTATTCGCAGGCTACATCGCGTCTCAATATCCATAAAAGTTTTGTGGAACATGGTTACGTTATTGGGCTTGTGAATGTGCGTGCGGATTTGACTTATCATCAGGGAATCGCGCGTCACTGGACTAAGCGTACTCGGTTTGAGTTGTTCGAACCTGCTCTAGCCCATTTGGGTGAGCAGGCTGTTTTGAATCGTGAAATTTATTACGCTGACGGCGGTACGAATTCAAATGTGGTATTTGGTTATCAGGAAAGATGGGCTGAATATCGTTATATGCCGTCTATGGTGACGAACCTTATGCGTCCTGGTGTTTCTGGGACACTTGCTGCGTGGAATTTGACTACTAGCTTTTCGTCTCAACCTGCTTTGGATGGGACGTTTATTGTAGATAATCCTCCTCTTGACCGTGTGATTGCAGTTCCTACTCAACCCCATGTTATTTTTGATTCATTTTTCAATACCAAGCATGCTCGTTTGATGCCTGTGTATTCTGTCCCTGGGTTGCAGAGGTTCTAATGGACCCGGTTACTGCTACGTCTCCGTGGTGGGGTCCTCCGGCTGTTGCGGCTGGGGGTGCTGTTTTGCAGGGAATTGCTTCCTCTGCATTTAATGCCTTTCAGGCGGATAAAAATCGTGATTATCAGGAGCGCATGTCTAATACCGCGCATCAGCGCGAGGTTGAGGACTTAAAGCGCGCTGGATTGAATCCGATTCTGTCGGCTCGTTTAGGTGGTTCGTCGTCTCCTCCTGGTGCTACTGCTCAGGCCAATGTTCCTGAGGGTGCAGTTTCATCTGCTTTACAGGCTTCGATGATTCGTGGTAATCTGGAGTTGCAAAAAGCTCAGGCTGCTAGTGCTTTTGCGAGTGCGCATCAGTCTACTGCTCAGGCTATGGATATTGGTTCCACACAATCTGCAAGGATTGATTTGATGTTGGCTCAGTATCATCAGGCTTTGGAGGCAGGGAATTTCAGTGCGGCTTCTAAGATGCGTGTGAAGCATGAAATTGCAAAGCTTGAGGCTGAGCGACGTTTGATTGAGGTTAATACGCAAACCTCTGCCTTTGGTGTGCATAAGGCATCGCGTGAAGCGGATATGTACAAGGGTCCTGCCGGTGCTGTGATTCCCTATCTTGACAAGGCTTCTGGCCTTGGTGGGGTTGCGGAAACTGTTCTTCGGAAGTATATTAGGCAGAGGAGGTGATGTCTATGTACCGTAAGTCTATGTCTCGTGGTCATGCCAAGCGCAATTTTCGTTCCGGGACGGATGTGAAGTCCCGGAATTTCACCATCGGAATGCGTGGCGGGATTCGTCTCTGAACCATTTTAAGAAAGGAGGAAGGGGCGAGCGGGTAACCGCTCGCCTTTTTTTATGACTTGTTATTACCCTATTTCATTGCCTCAGACTCATAATCGGCCTGAACCGTTGGTTGTTCAATGTGGAAGGTGTATTGGATGTCGTCTTGAGAGGTCGCGTCAATGGGCTATTCGTTGTGTGTGTGAATCTCAGATGCATGAGGATAACTGTTTCTTGACTTTAACTTATAAGGATGAGGAATTGCTTTATGGAGGGCAGGAACATGCAGTTTTATATCCCCGTCATCTTGAGTTGTTTTGGAAGCGTCTTCGGAAGCACTTCAAACAACCTATCAGATATTTTGCCTGCGGTGAGTACGGGGATAAATCTTCTCGCCCTCACTATCACGCCTGTGTTTTTGGTCTTGATTTCAAGGACAAAGAGTTATGGCAGATTAAGGATGGTTATTATATGTATACTAGCGTCACTCTTGACTCTATCTGGACTCACGGTATGTGCGTTATTGGTTCTGTTAATTTCGAAACTGCGGCATATGTAGCACGTTATTTAATGAAGAAATCTCTTGGTAAAGGAGCGGAACGTTATGAGCGACTTGGAATCGAACCGGAATTTGTTCGTATGTCTCGCCGGCCTGGAATTGGTGCTTCTTGGTTTGATAAATATCAATCTGATATTTATCCTCGTGGTGTTATGAACGTTCGTTCGGGTATAGTTGGAATTCCTCCTAAGTATTTTGAGAATAAGTTTAAGGCTCAAAATCCCCTATTATTTGATGATATTCAATTGAGCCGTTTTGACGACTCTCTTAAAAATCGTTGGAATCAGACTCCTTCACGTCTTTTAGTTCGGTATCGTGTTAAGGTTTCTCAGGTGTCTAATTTGTTCAGGCATTTAGAGTAGTTTTTCTCTCCCATAATCTATGTATTATTTTACTATCATTTTACTTGTCTTTTAACTTGTATTATATTATATTATAGATATGGAGGTTGATATGGTTAATTATTACCGTGTTTTTCGTAATGCCGGATGGTCCCTTAACTCTCGTTTTCATTCGTCGTCTTTTTACCTTGTTTCACGTGAAACATAGTATTATATTTAAACCCGGATTCATAGCGTAGCTATGAACCGGACCCCCCGGGAGGGTTTGTCCCGTTACACTACATATAGGAGATGATTCATGATTCAGTTCTATTCACTTTTCGATAAGAAAACCGGCGCCTATGAGCGTCCTTTCCTGTGTTCCTACGTTCAGGAGGCTGTCCAAGGTGTTGCTCAGGCCTTGCAGGACGGCAAGGTGTTTTTCTCGAAGCATCCTGGTGATTTTTCTTTGTATCTGGTTGGTACTTTTGACCCTGCTTCTGGCGGTATAATGCCGCCTCAGCAGTTGGTCCCTCAGTTCGTTTGCGAGGTTGCTTCTCTTCTCCGTGTCCCGGTAGGTGCGGCATGAGTATGCAACCCGGTCACTTTGTTACGAAGGACACTCCTTCGAAGGTTCAGCAGCATCATGCGGATTCTGCGGATGTTACTAAGATTGTGCAGCGTCATATGAAGCTGCCCATTGCTCAGCGTTCTGCGGGCATTGCCCCGCATGGTAATCGTCAGCCGATTTTCGGGGACTTTTCAGGCTATGATTATCATGCTATGATGAACAAGGTTACTCAGATTGACCAAGTTTTCATGCGTTTGCCTTCTCGTGTTCGAAACAGGTTTCGGAATCGGCCGGAGCTTGTGATTCAATTCATTTCTGACCCGGCTAATGCCAAGGAGGCCCTTAAGATGGGTCTGATTCATGACCCTGAGGCTCTTGCCGCTCTTCGTGCTTCTGAGGCACAGATTGACCTTGAGGATGAGGCAAAGCGGGCCGGTGAAATGCCGAAGGCTGACCCCGAGGCTAATCCTGTACCCACCAAAAAGGGGGTACAGCCGTCTAAGTAGGTAGGGAACCATTCTCCCTTGATGTAATGGTTCCCACTGACACCGAGGAGGCTTGGCGTACGCGAGGTTAGAACCCTCGGGCCTCGGTGGGAGGGTCTCCGGTTGCGGGGACCCTCTTTTTTTGCTATCTTTTTAGTTACCGGCTAATTCTAGCTAGGTAGAAAAAGGAGTGTATATGGCTGGTCGTGGTAGTACTCTTCCGAGTGTGATGAGTCATGATTTTTCGAAGGTTCAGGCCCAGGCGCCACAGCGTTCTGTTTTTGGCCGTCCCTTTACGCACAAAACCGCTTTTGATGCGGGTTGGCTCGTTCCGATTTACTTGAACGATATTTTGCCTGGGGATACCCTTTCTATCCAGGCCAATTTCCTGGCTCGTCTTTCGACTTTGATTTTCCCCATTATGGATAACGTGTTTCTCGACACGTTTTTTTTCTTCGTTCCGAATCGTCTTGTTTGGGATAATTGGGAGCGCTTCCAGGGTGCTCAGGATGACCCTGGAGATACTACGGATTACGAGATTCCCCGTGTAGAGTGTGCTCCATCTAATGGCGTTACGGGAATACAGATGGGTACTCTTGGAGACTATTTTGGTCTTCCTGTTGGTGTGACTATTGCGGAAGCAGATTGGCCTTCCGCATTGCCTTTCCGTATGTATGATTTGATTTACAATACGTGGTTCCGTGATGAGAATATTCAGGATTCTATTCCTGTAAACAGGGATGATGGTCCGGATACCGGTCCTTCTAATCCATTTTTGAA